GGTAGAATGTTTTCTAATTAAAAAATTTAGGGAGAGCCTATATTGAAATAGGAGTTGAGATTCACTTGAATCGGGAGTTTTAAATGCCTTTCAAAAGACCTTTGATCTTTTCCAAAGCGGTCTTTTTAGACCTTTTGGCTGTAGCTGGAGTTATACTCCTGGGCTACGGTCTTTTTTTGTTTCTGCCCTGGGTAGGCTATGCCGTTTCAGGTTTCCTTGTTTTCCTCTACGTCCTCTACCGCACCAAACAACTTCAAAAAATTGATACCCGAGACGCTATGTTTTTCGGAGGTTTGATCGGCCTTGGCTACGGCCTCTACCTAAAAGAACCGTGGATAGCATTTGCTGTTTGCGGTTTCATTTTAATGGCTGCCAGTTATCTAATGAGAGATGAAACATGAGTATAATGTCACGGATGGCCCGGCCTAAAGCAGTAAGTCAAGAGATAGAACGGCTAATCCGTACTACCCTCGGCGGCGGTTCAAGTACCACGTCAGGCGCTACAGTTTCCAGCGAATCGGCTATGCGACAGGCTACTGTTTATTCGTGTGTTCACATCCTCTCCCGGGTAATCGGGATGCTCCCATGTCATATCATGGAGAGGAAAGGAAAGAACCGAGAACCCGCCAGAGGCTTCCACCTCTATGAAATATGCCACGACCTACCGAACGATTGGATGACATCTTCTGAGTTTTGGGGGATGGTTATCGGCCACTTGGTTCTTAGAGGAAACTTCTTTGCCCTTAAACAAGTTTCCGCTGGTAAATTACGAGGATTGATCCCGTTTGCTCCGGGAATCGTTACAAGCGTTGAGCAAAAAGAAAATTACTCTCTTTGGTATCACTTGAGCCTACCGAACGGTGAGCATCGTGTAGTTCCCAGAAAAGACATAATGCACATTAAAGGTATGACTTTAAATGGCTACATGGGCATGAACCCCATTGAGTACATCAGGGAAAGCATCGGCCTAGGCCTCGCCACTGAAGAGTTCGGTGCAAGGTACTTTGGAAGTGGTACACACCCAAGTATGATCGTAGAACACCCCGGGAAACTATCTGAAAACGCTCACACCAATTTAAAAGACTCCCTGGGAACAGCCTATTCAGGCTTAGGTAAAGCCCATCGAATGATGCTCCTTGAAGAAGGCATGAAGGCAAGCCCGATTACGATTTCACCGGAAGACTCGCAATTCCTGGATACGCGGCGTTACCAGAAGTCAGAGATAGTGGACATCTTCTTTGGTATGCCTCTTACCGCAATGGGTACGTCCGACAGCACCCCGACCTTCGCCTCAGCCGAACAGTTTTCTATCGGTTTCGTTATCTACGCATTGATGCCGTGGATCGTAAACATCGAGAAAGCCATTTACCGGGATCTGTTAACACCGGCGGACCGGGTAAAATACTACGCCAAATTTAAAGCCGAAGGGCTTCTCCGTGGCTCTTTCAAAGAGCAGATGGAAAGCTTTGCAACGGCGATTGATAAAGAGATATTCAACCCTAATGAAGTTCGTGAAATGCTTGATTACAATGGGTACGGTCCACAAGGTGACGAATACCGGACACGAACAAGCTCTGTTAAAGAAGCGCCAGGGGAAAAGGCCCCGGGAGAGGACAAATGAAATTAGATTATAGAAATCAGAAAAACGCAGAGTTTATTGCTGCCCAGCATAAGAAACCCCTGGACAAGCCTGATTGGTTTAAGGTCGAAAACGTTACCGCAGATACGGCAGAGATATTGGTCTATGACTATATAGGGTGGCCGTATAACGAAGCCAGAGGCTTCGTAGACACACTTGCGGAGATGGCGGAGAAGAAGGTAACTGTTAGGGTTAACTCGCCCGGGGGCGATGTGTTTGACGCCCATGCCATATTTAACGCAATTCAGGCGCACCCAGGTAAAGTCGTAACTCGGATTGAGTCTCTTGCGGCTTCTGCGGCTTCCTATATCGCTGTTGCAGGATATGAGAAACAGGCTTATAAAAACTCCATTATCATGATCCACGAACCCCTATCGGGCATGTGGGGTAACCAGCATGATTTAAGAGCCACAGCCGACATTCTTGAACAGATTAACGTGACTCTTATTGACATGTACGCTGATAATACCAACATCGGCAAAAAAGACTTACGGGACATGCTTGAAGCGGAAACTTGGTTGTCTGCTAAAGAGGCTAAAGAAAAAGGCTTTATTGACACAATAATCGGAGGAGGGAAACCCGTGGAGGCTCATTTCGACATGAGTTTTTATGCTAACTGCCCTGACCAATACAAGCATGTTCAGATTCCTGAAGAACCAAATATACGAGACACAGAGACCCTTCTACGAGATGTAGGCGGGCTTTCTGCAAATCAAGCCAAAGCTATTCTTGCGAGAGGCTGGAAAGCACTTGGTGATAAAGATACGGAAGCGGACCCCGCCTCCGCGACCGAACTGGTAGACTTTATTAACAAAATAACTGAAAAATTTAAACAGGGAAATTGATATGGAAGAAACAAAAAAAGCGATAGCATCTCTTGGTAACACTTACGAAGAGTTCAAGATTGCAAACGACGAAAGGCTCAAGAAACTTGAAGCGAAAGGAACGGTTGACCCGTTATTGACAGAAAAGGTTGAGAAAATCAACGCTGATGTTACCGAGCTTTCCAAGATGAAAGCCGAACTTGACCTCCTTGCCAAAGAAGTTGCTCAGGCAAAGACTCTCCCTGGTGGGGCGACTCCGAAGTTAACGGTGCTCGGGCCGAACACAAGGACGCTTTTGAAAAGTGGTTTCGTTCCGGTGGTGAAGCTAACCTGGCTAATGTGAAACAGCTTCAGGTAAAGGCCGGACTGTCCACTTTGTCCGATCCCGATGGCGGTTACCTCATCGCCCCTCCTGAGTTCGACAAGGCTATTGACAGGGTAGCAGGTACAATCTCTGTAATGAGAAATCTTGCCACTGTCAGGGCTATCGGCGTTGACACCTATAAGAAGCTCGTAAACATGGGTGGAGCAAGTTCTGGTTGGGTGGCTGAGAGAGAGTCTCGTCCTGAGACAGCAACTCCGACTCTCAGGGAAATTGCCATCAACCAGAAAGAGCTTTACGCCGAGCCTGGTGCCACCAACGTCGCCCTTGACGATGCCTATATGGATCTTGCAAGCTGGCTGGCTGATGAGGTCTCCGTTGAGTTCTCTGAGCAGGAAGGTTCGGCCTTCGTTAACGGCGACGGCGTAGCAAAGCCCCATGGGATCGCCGGGTACACAATGGTTACAAACGCTTCTTACGAGTGGGGTAAAGTTGGTTATGTCCCCGGTGGGAACGCTACGGTACTTAACAGTCCGGACGCTCTTGTTAACCTTCAGCACGCGCTTAAACCGGTTTATCGTAACGGAGCTACTTGGCTCCTTAACGATGCTACCTGTGCAAAGATCCGTACTCTGAAGACTGGTGAGGGTGAGTACCTCTGGCAGCCAGGTCTTGTGGCTAACGCCCCTGACATGCTTTTGGGTAAACCTGTAGCCTACGATGACAACACCGCAGACATTGCCGGAAACGCTTTTCCCGTTTTCTTCGGTAACTTTAAGAGGGCGTATCTCATTCTCGACCGAACGGGCATTCGTATTCTCCGAGATCCCTATACCTCCAAGGGAAATACCCTCTTCTATACAACGAAGAGGGTCGGTGGTGGAATCGTAATGTTCGAGGCAGTTAAAGCCTTGAAGATAGCAACTACCTAAAAAACAAAGCCGGGGTAACTCCCGGCCCAAATAAAAGGAAGGAAAAATGAAAGATTTATACAACAAACTTGGGGTAGTCTCTATCCTTGATCCGATTGCTATTAGTGCAACGGCGACCAAAGAGGACATTGACCTTGCGGGGTTTAACTCAGCCTGTCTTCTTATTAACTGCGGTCTTGATGCTGGATTGGCCGCCAGTCACAAACTCGTGTTTACTCTTCAGCACAGCTATGACGGTGATAATTACGCCAATGTTGAGACGAAGGATGTTCTTGGGGTAGAGGTTACCTCCGGCGTCGTTCTTACCATCGCCGATACCGATTCGGATAACACTCTTTACAAGATCGGTTATGTAGGCGGAAGACGCTACCTCAAACTGGTTTATGCAGTCACCGGTACAGTCTCTATGCCCATGTCCATTGAACTTGTAAAAGGTAACCCTGAGTCCTCCCCGGTATAGCATAATCAGGTTTTAAGTAACTACTCGGTCCGGGGCAACCTCGGACCGGGGTAACCACTGATAAAAAAGGAAATTTCAAATGTCATACATTCCAAAAACATATAGGAAAGACGGGGGCGATACCCACGTTATCGCAGATGGGGGGTAAACTCCTTATCGAAAGCGGGGGTGTACTTGAGTTCGATGGAACACAGGTTACCTCTACGCAGGTGCAGGAACTTACCGTGAGTGGAGCTATTCTCGACGGCGTTCAGTCGGTCGAGCTTAACAGTACAGCAGCTGAAATTGTCGCAGCCACCCTTGCCGACGCTTCGGCCCATCAGGGTCTGTTCGTTGTCAAGAACACGAGTGCCTCTGGTACGAAAGCTCACACGGTGACCATTACCACAGGCACCTGGGACGGTACGAACAAGGTAATTACTTTGAACGCACCTAAAGAGTGTATTGCTGTATTTTTCGATAGTGCTGGTAACGGGACCCTTCTTGAAAATGTGGGTGAGGTTGCTCTATCTTAACTTAAACGGGGTCGGCTATGAGAAAATATGAAGAAATAGGCTATATGAAGACAGTTCTTGTAACTGGCCCCACAGGTACGTTTTTAAGCCTTGACGATGTTAAAGAACACCTCCGGGTTGACCACGATGCCTCTGATGGGCTTATCCAGTCTCTCATTTATGCGGCTACGGCTCAGGTGGAGAACATAACAAATAGAAAGATGGTCACTCAAACGTGGAAAGCCTACGCCGACGAATGGCCTACGGCTTTCTTCACCTTACCATATGGGAATTTACAAGCTGTTACGTCCGTGTCTTACACACTTGAAGACGGCACTGTCAACACTTTGGACATATCTCGATACATTGTAGACAGTACCTCCGACCCGGGGAGGCTATTACTGTCCCTTAACCAGGATTGGCCCACCGATACGCTGTATCCCTCTAACCCTATTGAAATTGAGTTTACTTGTGGCTACGGGTCGCACACGATACAGAATATCGAAGCGGTGTCTAATACCTCACCGATTGTGATAACTATTGAAGACCATGGGCATTCGACGGCTGACAGAATTATCGTATCGGGTGTTACGGGCAACACTAATGCTAACGGCCCTTGGAAGATTACTAAGATATCAGATGATACTTTTAGTCTCAACGCTTCAACGGGAAACGCTGAATATGTTTCCGGGGGAACCGTGGTAAAGATAGACGTACCCGAGCCGATCATGATTGCGTCCATGGTACTGATTGGGGATATGTATGCCCATAGGGAGAGCCGTGTCATCGGTCCCAATTTCAAATACGCCGAAGTCCCAGGGTATATTACTTCAATGATTCAGTCGTATCGACTGTTTAATCGAGGATAAAAATGCAACGGATAGGGAAGCTCGATCAGCCGATAACGATACAAGAACTCACGATCACCTCAGACGGGATGGGTGCGGATGTAGAGGCTTATACGACTTTGGCGAACTCACCAAAATGGGCTGAGTATATACCGGTTAGGGGCATCGAGAGGACAATGTACGGGGATAAAGTTGAGTCACGGATAGAGTTTCGACTTCGTATGAGGCGAGATCCCCGAGTAACTTCTACCTGTCGAGTCTTACATAAAACTAAAATCTACCGGATTGTCGGTAACCCAGAAGACTATCAACGGGAGGACGACATGGTCCTCCGGTGTCAAGAGGTTGTTTAATCCGTTTTGATCAGAGAAAACCCGAGGAAGGTACGTGTATGTCCGAGACGCCGATACTCGAAAAGCTGAGTAAGTTAGAAAACCGGTACACTAAGACTGAGAGTAAACTGGATAAGATAGAAAACCAGTACGCTAAGACTGAGAGTAAACTGGATAAGATAGATTCGACTATCTCCGTTATTGCTGTTCAAACAGAAAGGTTAGACGCGATGTCGGTTCAAGTGCAGGTCCTCTGGAATAAATACGACGATGCGTTCAAGCCTGACGGTGTTGTTAGCAAGATACAGAGGCACCAAGCGGGGTGCCCTAAAGACGCGGTTAAAGAATCCCTTGACAGGATGTGGGTGGTGATAGGTTTAATGGCGACAGCAGTAACCGGGTGCCTTTTAAAAGCTTTGGGGGTTTTAATGGTTGAAATGAAGGCTGGTGCGAGGATCTCCATTGACACGACAGGGTTTACAAAAGAACTACGTGAACACCTTAACGACCAAGCCATGAAGATTGCGGATAAGATAAAAGCAGACGCAAAAGTTACTTCGGCATTTGTTGATAAAACCGGAAGGCTGAGAAAATCCATCAAGAGGAAGAAGAGTAAGTTCATAGACGGTGGTTATATGGTTAAAGCCGGTGGTAAAGGGGCGATGCAGGCATGGTTGGTAGAGCACGGGCACGGTGGGCCAAGGCCAGCAAGACATCATCCTTTCCTTAAACCCGCACTTGATAAAAACGTATCCGAAGCCATAAGAGTTTTTAACGAAGGTATGAAATAATGCAAAATATTTTGACAGGTATATATGGACGTTATAACGCAGACGCTACGTTAAAAGATTCTCTACCTGGAAAGATGCACTTAGAGTTAGCCCCCTCTGGTGTAAAACTTGCATATGCGACCTATTTTATGGTAAGTAGTTATGTAGACTACTGGCTCGGGAACAGAAAATTTGAGGTTGCAACAATCCAGTTTGACATTTACGCCGGGACGAACGCTTCACGGTTAACGGCTTACCAAGCTTTAGTGGACCTTTTTGACGACTCAAAGCCGGTAGCAACTGGGTACGAGACTGTTTTAATGGAGAGGAAGAACCAGCAGTTTGTCAGAGACGGTGACCAGAATCAACTTCATCGAGCCGTA